ATGTTTTTACTTTTAGGAATGGGAGCACTGCTTGCTGTTTTTGCTGAAGTTATTGATTTAGCAGCTGCTACGGGACTTGGAATTGATGCTATTCTCTCAGCAGAAGCTATAACTACTTCTGAGGCTCTAGAGGCCTTAATTACTAATCTAGTCACACTAGAGGGATTTTCAGAGGCAGAGGCACTCACCGCTGCAGGCCTAACTGCTCAGGCCTCTGCCGCATTTGCTGAATTAGGTTCTTTGTATCCCCAAATTCTTTATGCTCTTGCTTTTGATTCATTAACTGTTGGTACTGCGGTAGCTGCGGCTCTTGCTCCTAACTCCTTTGATCACCCTACACCAATAGCTAATCTTAATATGGCTCTTGTAAGATGGGTGCCTGATTTTGATTTTCTTTTTCCTGGATTTAGGCATTTAGCTAGATTTATAAATTACATTGACCCCACAAATTGGGCTCCTGATCTGTATGAGACCCTAGGGAGATATGTTTGGGAAGGTTTACAAAGGCGTGGAGAAAGATTCATTGATGAACAAATTGGAAATATAGAACATGTTGGAAGGGAAGCAGCTATAAGAACAGTAGAAACATTCACAGAGGCCTTAGCAAGATATTTTGAAAATGCAAGATGGGCAGTTAGCTATATTCCACACCATATCTATAGTGGCCTAGAGAAATATTATACTCAATTACCCCCTCTAAATCCAATACAGATTAGAGATGTATCAAGAAGGACAGGTCTTCCAATTCCAGACAGAACTGTTGGTCCTAATGGTGAGAATGTAAAATCAGCTCAATATGTAGAAAAGCCAGAATCCCCAGGAGGAGCAATGCAGCGTTCAACTCCTGACTGGATGCTTCCTTTGATTTTAGGATTATACGGAGACGTTTCACCCAGCTGGGGTGAAACTCTTCAGGATTTAGAAAATCAGGATGGCCCCCTCAAAAAAAGGAAGAAAACCCACTGAAGTACCCAGACTGATCATAAGTGGTGGCATAGAGGTGCTCAGCGTGAGGACTGGACCAGATTCCATAACTCAAATAGAAGCCTACCTCAACCCACGCATGGGACAGCCTACTGACTCTGATTTCTATGGTTATAGTGACAATATAACTGTCTCTGGAGATGTCCATTCAGATACACCAAGGCTTAAAGAATTGCCTTATTATAGTATGGCAAAAATAAACCTTCCAATGCTTAATGAAGACATTACATGCAATGAAATATTCATGTGGGAGGCTGTAAGTGTTAAAACTGAGGTGGTGGGAATATCCTCTTTAACTAATGTACATTCTGCTGTAACTAGAGAATATGGTAATACTAATACAGATGGTGCTGGCCTTCCTATCCAAGGAATGAATTTTCATTTTTTTTCTGTTGGTGGGGAACCTTTAGATATACAAATGTTAGTGGGGAATTATTTGGCAAATTATCCAGATGAGGCAAATGTTTTTAGAAGTCCACCAAAAAATGCACAGGTCCTAAATCCCAGTTTAAAAACCAAACTACTAAGGGATGGGACCTATCCAGTTGAGGCTTGGTGTGCAGACCCAGCCAAGAATGAAAACACTAGATACTTTGGGTCCTATACTGGAGGCCTTACTACTCCCCCTGTGTTACAATTCACTAATACAGTTACTACTATTCTGTTAAATGAAAATGGTGTGGGACCCCTTTGTAAAGGTGATTGCTTATTCTTAGCTAGTGCAGATATTGTGGGCTTTAGAACTCAACAGAATCATAACATGCATTTTAGAGGACTGCCAAGATATTTCAATGTTACTTTAAGAAAAAGACTGGTAAAAAATCCATATCCTGTTAGTAGTCTGCTTAATACATTGTTTTCAAAAATGCAACCAAGAATAGAAGGTCAGAATATGGAGGGGTCGGGGGCACAAGTGGAGGAAGTTAGAGTTTATGATGGCGTTGAGCCACTTCCTGGTGATCCTGATGTGATAAGATATAGAAATCAACTGGGGGAAGAAATCACAAAGATACCAAGTAATGATTAAATTTTTTATTTTTCCAAATTGTAATTTCACATGCAAAAGCTTAATAAATGATTGAGTCATCTACAATGTTTGTGTCCTCTGTATTTTGTGAACCTTCACCAGGAGTGTCAAGCATGCAGTTACCCCCTTCACAGCGCTCTTTCATTAACAAATATTTGCTGTCTCCAACCTCTTCATCTATTCTTTGCTTCCATTTTACAACTAATTTCTGCAAGCTCTCTTCAAATTCTTCTGTTTCGCAATGATATATTAACAGTAATAACAATGTAATGCCATTTTGTAGGACTCTATATCTTGATAATTGTGGTGTTCTTTTTAGGGCAAAAAACTGGTTTCTATTAAAGCTGAACCTAAGTTTTCTGCAGAACCTGACTCTTAAAGTTACTGGAATGTAATACTCATTACAAGTCACTATGCCTGGGGGAAAAATTTGTGTTTTCTTGTTTAGGTGTTTCTTTTCCAAATTAACTTTAACAGCTCCATCTAAATGGTCTCTAAGATTGTCAAGGTTATTAATTCCTTGACCAGTTGGTAAGTCTTTATTATCACTTTTGGACCCCTTTACATCCTCAAAGACCACTAAGAACTGATCTATAGCAACACCCAACTCAAAATTAATCTTATCAAAAGGCATATTAACATTAAGGGACTTTCCTCCACATAAGTCTAGTAACGCAGCAGCCAACGTGGTTTTTCCTGTGTTGACGGGCCCAATAAAAAGCCAAAACCTTCTTTTTGGGATATTATCTACCATACATTCTAAAAATTCTAATATCAGATCCTTAATATCCTGTCCTGGGAATAAACATTGAAACCAAGCTACACCTGCCATATAATAATTGAGATCTACTGAACTTCTAGCACCAAATAACAGTTCCATTTTTTCAAAGTGGTTTTTGAATCTTCTTTCTAATTGCTCCTTCCTAGTTAATTGAGACGTTTCTACTCTTTTCTGTGCAAGTACACCATCCACAGCTTGCTGACATATAGCTTTTTGATTTTTGCAATCAACAAAAAGAACTGCATTACTATGATGGTCTTTATGGTACTCAAAATGGTCAGATACAATCTTTTCATCACATTTCTTACAACTAGCCACTTCATTTGCAAATTCTAAATATAGGCCAAGCAAAAGAAAGACATCATCACAACCAATATTACTGGCATATTCTGCAATCATTTTCCAAGACACATTTTTTTGTGCTTCTTCTGGGGCATCAAAAAATTCAGTACTTAAACCTCCCTTTATATTTTCTTGCATTAATATGTATGGATCTCCACAAAGTCTAGTATATAGAGCATATTCCTTATTAACTCCTTTTACAATAATGAAGCTTACAGAACAGAAGTTTGCACAAAAATTATATATAGCAGATACTCTATGCTTAGAAGGGGTAATCAAATAAACCAAGCCATTTCCATGCAGCTTATGTCTACTAATGAATGTAGCCTTAAATTTTTGCATGAGCTTAGAATACAGTAAAGTACTTTTCTCAAGAGTTGTGAAAATCAGAAAGCAAGTGATGGTTTTATTACTAAGAATAGCATTACTTAAGTATTCTGCAAGATCTTCTGGCATATCTCTGTGCTCCTCCCGTGGTTTCTTAGGTGGAGTAGCTTGGGAGTCTTCATCATCATGGGATTGGGATCTCTTTCTTGGAATCTCTTCATCATCTGAATCTGGAATTTCTTCATCACAATAAATATCAAAGTCTTTATTAAAATTCTGCCACCATTGTTCCCACTCAGGAGTCCCATAGGGAGGAATCTGAAAAAAACAGACTTACCTAAATATTTAATGTTGAAAATGGTAGTTTTGCAATAATTGCTTGCCAGCTCTGGGCGATGAAGTATGTATACTCCAGTCCAAACCAAGCAATATAGCATTCAAAGCAAAAGCAGCTGCCCCAGCATTTTGGCTTAGACCCCCTTCTCCTATGGGAGTCCCGCAGCAGACAAAATAAACATATGCAAACTTCTGTGCCTTTCAGGCAACTGGACCAATCCCTCAAATAAAAAACAAAAGAATCAGATACACCCACCTGCTCTGTTGTAAAAGAATCATTTGGATTGAGAGGTGGGATTACTGCTTCCAGTTTTCGATAGAGGCTAATAAGCTCCTTAGCCAATTCTGCATTACCCCCCTTATCAGGATGAAGAACTTTGCATTGCTCAAGGAAAGCTCTTCTCATAAGAGGAAAATTGCCATATTGCTCCATGGGGAGTTTTAGGAGTTGCATTAACTTAACTGACTCTTCTCTAGTCAAAGCATGATCCATTTCTGCTCTTTTTTCAGGAATTTGCAAGCCTCAAAAAAGCCTCGCCAGAAGCCTCTCAAAAGCCTCCGCCGCCTCAGCAAGCCTCTCCCTTTTTCCTCGGAATAAGGTAGGGGCAAGAAGCCTCAAGCCTCTTAATAATATAGGAAAAAAAGGAACAGTAGGTGGCACCATGGTGTCCTTTTGTGCCCCTTGTTTCCATCTTAAGATGCAGAGGGACCTTATAGAAGAAGTGTCTGAGTGGTGTGATCGCATCAAAGCCCTGTTTCCTTAAGGT